CACGATGGTGCCGGGGCTTACAAGGGCCGCGGCCGGTGGCGTTCAGTCTACCTGGTCGCACCGAACGCAGACGGTCAGTTCGCCGTTTGTGAAGCGTCTGACCGGGACGCTGAGGAAGTCGGAAGCTCCGGCTTCTACGTTCGACCGTGGGCAACCCAAGAAAAAGAGGACGCCATCGCCTATCTCATTGCGGACAGGGATTCGGATCGGCAGCGCGGCGCCATTGCTGTGCTGGACAAGTTGTTGGCACTCGCCGGCAAGCCAGCCGGGGGTGAACCCGGCAATCAACAAGCCGCCTTCGGGCCGCTGGAGTAAACCATGACCGATAACCAAGAGCCGGTAATTGAAGACGAAGATGACGGTTTTGATGCCTATGTAGCGCAGCATGAGGGCGAATCTGAATCGCTCGCACACGCCGAGTTTGATGAAGATGAGCCAGAAGAAGCAGCGCCGGAGCCGGAAGCCTCGGAGGCCGATGAACAAGCCGCCGAACCCGAAGGTGATTCGCTGGAAAGTGAGCTCCGCCGAGCCCGAGAAGAAGTCCAGCAATGGCAACACCGATACAACTCTGACTTAGGCCGGCAAAACGCCTATCAGCGTCAGATCGAGGAACGTGACCAGCGCATTGCGGAGCTTGAAAAGCAGGTTCAGCGCAAGCCTGAACTGCCAGAGAACGAGTCAATCAAGCGGTTGGCTGATGAGTTCCCCGAGGTCGATCAAGCCATGCAAGCGTATTTGGTGCAGCAGGAGAAAAAACTTCAAGCGAAGTACGACGCTGATATTCGCGCATTGAAGACGTACTACAAGCAGCAGGAGTTTGACCGGGAGCGAATGCAGCGCGATAGCTTCCGGCAGTCACAGATTCAAAGGCTCGCTCAAGAGCACCCCGACTGGGAGGAAGTAACTGCCAGTAATGAGTATCAGCAGTGGATCGCTAATGCCCCGCCCTCGATTCAGAAGGTCGCGGCAGAAAGCGAAGACGCTGCGGATGCCGCCTATATCTTGAGCAGCTTCAAGGCCGCTACGGGTCAGTCCCAGGCGTCCGATGAATTGAAGCAGCGCCGACAGCGCCAGCTTCAGCAAGCAAGGACGGTTCAGAGCCGTTCAGGTCAACAGCGAGGAATGGAGCCGCCCGCCGATGATGGTGATGCCGCTTTTGACTTCTTCGCATCGAAGGTTGACCAGCGTAACACCCGTCGTTACTGACGGTAACGCCGCCACTCAGGCGGATTCCCGCCCTTCGGGGCTTCACTAACAGACTGCACCAACCGCAATGACGTGGTTCGGGGGCCGCTTAACGCCGCCCTGCCGAAATTCCTCATTGGGGTGATGGGTCGATTGATGTTTTTTTGATTTGCCAATTACTTCCAATAGGAGATTGAACCATGGCGACTACAACTTATTCGGGGTTGTCCCAACGGACGACCAACTACGCGGCAGCGGAAATGCTGGCTCACGCCGAGCCGGTACTTTGCCTGTCAAAGTTTGGCATGACCAAGCCTATGCCCAAGAACAAGGCGCAGACGGTGAAATTCCGCCGCCCCGTTCCCCTGGCATTGGCGACGACGCCGCTTACTGAGGGCACTCCGCCCACGGCGAAGGCAATGTCGTATGAAGATGTTGAGGTGATCCTCAGTCAGTACGGCGACATCGTGGAAATCACCGACGTAGTAGATGACCTCGCTGAAGACCCAGTGCTTCAGGATGCGTCAATGCTGTGTGGTGAGCAGGCCGGTGAAACCATCGAGTCTCTGATGTGGGGTGTGCTGCAAGCCGGTACGAACCGCGTTTACCAGGGGGCTCAAACGGCTCGTAATGCCGTCGATGACTTCATTTCATTGGCGGATCAGCGCACGGTGACTCGTCACCTGAAGGCTGAGCGCGGCAAGAAGGTCACTCAGATGCTTTCTTCCTCTGTGAAGTACGGCACTCAGCCCGTCGATGCAGCGTTCATCGCTTTTGCCCATACCGACATGGAAGCGGACATCCGTGACATGGCGGGCTTTGTGCCCACTGAGAAGTACGGCGCAATGAAGGCGCTGCCTTACGAGATCGGCAAGGTGGAGGACGTTCGTTACATCCTCTCTCCGGTTTTGGAGCCCATCGCTGACGCCGGCGGTACTGCCGCGACCAATGGTGCGGTTTCCACTACAGGCACCAACGCCGATATTTACCCAGTGATCTATGTCGCCAAGGACGCTTACGGCCACGTTGCGTTGAAGGGTGCGGAGGCGATCACGCCTTACATCATTAACCCCGGCCAGGTAGATAAGTCTGATCCTCTGGGTCAGAAGGGCATGGTTGCGTGGAAGACCTACCACAAGTCATTCATTGCGAATGAGGCGTGGATTTGCCGGCTTGAAGTTGCTTGTTCTGCATTGAACAGCGTTCAAACCTCGTAAGTAAAACCCCCATAGAGCCCTTCTGGGCTCTTCCCCTTTAGGCGCCTTCGGGCGCCTTTTTTTTGTGCCGCCGAAAGGCCGCAGGAGAGAATTATGAGCGAAGTTGACACCCTCACTTCAGAGGAATTGCGAGAGCAGGCCAAGATTATGGGCATCTCGCTGCGAGGCAATCCCAGCGATGAAACCTTGCGCGAAAAGCTACGCGCAGCACTGGGCGAGGACATCACCCCATCGGTGGATGAGGCCAAGTCCAAAGCCAAAGGTAATGATTGGGTGACGATCACCATCCATGAAGACCCCAACAACAAGCAGCCAGTGTTCGTCGGGGTGAACGGGAAGTCATACCGCATTAAGCGCGGTGTCCCGGTGAGCGTTCCCCGCGCAGTGGTGGAAAACCTCAATGACGCGGTGCGCGTTGAGTATTACCAAGACGAAGACCGTAACCGGATTGCTCGGAAGGTTCCGGCTTATCCCTTCAGCGTTCACGCGGCATAAGGTGACGACATGACGTTTCTGCAACTCTGCCAGCGCCTTGTGCTGGAAAGCGGTATTGCCGACTCTGGCCCCGCTTCCGTTGAAAACCAGACCGGCGATATGGCTCGCATGGTGAATTGGATCAATGACGCTTGGGTGGAGTTGCAGTCACGTCGCACCGATTGGGGCTGGATGTGGGGCTTGTATAGCGGCGTACTCAGTATAGGCGGCACGACCATGACGCTGCCTGATTATGTAGAAACCGTCTCTCGCGTGGTGGTCGATGGCTCCCGATTGAGTGAAATGGACTACGACGATTTTGCGGTGACGTATTCGGGCTTCAATCCCGGCAGGCCATCGGTTTACACGGTGCGCCCCGACGGTGTGATTGCTTGGAATGCGGAGGTCGATGACACCTATTCCATCACGTTTGACTACTACCGCAAGCCCGCCAAATTCAGTTCAGGCTCAGATTCGCCGGGGATGCCGGAGCGGTATCACATGGCTATTGTCTATCGTGCATTGAAAGAATACGCGCAGTTCGATGAGGCACCAGAGCTTGAGCGCAAGGCCATGGTGAACTACGAGCAGATGTTGGCGGATTTGGCGCGGGATCAGCGCCCACGGGTTGAACTGCCTGGAGCCATTGCGTGAGTATTCAGATTCAATACTTCTCGATGGAGGGCGGCTGGAACAATGAGGCGCCCCCGCTGGCCACCAAGGCCGGTGAGTTGATTGACTGCTATAACTACGAGTGCCTAAGTGCTGGCGGCTACCGGCGCATATACGGGTATCAGCTTCACGATGGGCAGGCGATCCCGTCTCAAGAGGTTCCCGGCGTGGGCGATGTGCTGGGTGTCCACGTTTACAAAGGCACTGTTTACGCCATGCGCTCTGACGGCACGGTGGCGCGTCTTTACAAGGCGACCGCTGCCGGGTGGCTAGAAGTGGATAACACGGTCACTTGGTCGGACAGTGGCCGTTTCCGCTTCACCAGTCACAACTTCACAGGCCAGGATGCGGACGAAAAGTTCTACATCGTCAACGGCGTCGATAAGGCGTATCAGTGTGACGGCGCTGCATTGGTCGAGATCACTACGGGGACGGGGTTTGACAATCCCTCGCTGGTGGTCGGTTACAAGCTGCATCTATTCCTCGCCATTGAATCATCTCTTGTCTGGTCACAGATTGGCGATCCACTTGGTTACTCTGCGACTAGCGGCGCAGGAGAGGCTGCATTAGGGGACACGATCAAGAGTGTTAGCACCTCTTCTGGCGCTTTGATTATTGGGTGTGAAGACTCAACTCACGCGCTTTACGGCTCATCCAGCGCGGACTTCACGCTTGAAAAACTCGGCTCTCAAGGTGCGTATTTTGACACGATGCGTAGTGTCGCCGGTCAAGTTGTAGCGCAAGACCGGCAAGGCTTGCTGAGCCTTCAGGCTACGCAGAATTTTGGCAATTTTGCGTGGTCGGCACTGAGCGTAAAGATTGCTGAATATATGCGCTCATTCCCCTCAAATGCTGTTTGCGTGGTTAATCAGACCTCCAATCAATACCGTTTGTTTTCTGGTTCTGAAGGTATCTATTTCACTTTCCAGGGGAACCAACTGGCGGGGATTTCGAGGGTTAGGTTTGATCATCCGGTGATTTGTTTGGGTCGCGGTATCGGAGCGGACAATGCGGAAATCAACGTGTTTGGCTCCTCCGATGGCCGCGTCTACAAGATGGACTCGGGATTTACTTTCGACGGATCGCCAATTACTTCCTACCTTGTGACCTCGTTCCACACTTACGGCGGGCCGACGGTGAACAAGCGATTCCGTCTAATTCAGCCTGATATTCGTGTTGAGGGCGCCGATTATGCAGAAATTGGTGTGAGAGCTACGGCAGATTACGGCAATGGCTTTCGCTCTCGTGGTGTTGCCGGTGACTTGCGCCCATTCCCTAACGCACTGTGGGACTACTCTCGGTGGGGTGAGTTTCGATATGACTCGGCATACCACAACGACGGCAAAGTTCGCGTCTCACTGACCGGCAAGAATATGGCTGTCTTTCTTTCTGACGACGGTTCATCTGAGTCCGTTCACACGGTTTACGGGGTAACTGTCCATTATTCGCCACGGAGATTATTGCGATGAGTGCTGACGACTACTTAGCAAATTTGGACAGCCTGTTGCCGGGAGAGCTGGCGCTGTCGTCAGACATTAACGAGCGGTACGAAAACGTCCGCACTGCGTTTGGGAAACTGCCAACGCCTACCAATGACGCAAGTGGGTTTGACCAGCCGCTAGCCGTTGGCGCGCCAACGATAGACGTTCACGCCGCCACGAAACTCTACGTTGATGAAGAGGTCGCGGCGCTTGGGGTTGATGTGGCGCAAAACACGGCGTCGGTTTCTGCCGTCAGCGATCTCAGCAAGCGGTATTTAGGCGCTAAAGCGTCCGACCCTGCGCTAGACAACGCCGGGGCGGCGTTAATAGCCGGAGCGATGTACTACAACACCGTGACCGGCGCTTTGAAAATCTATGACGGCGCCACATGGAGCGTCACGTCCTCCACAGTCCCCAACTTCATTATCTCCAGTGTCACGACCACGCCAACTAGCAAGACGCTTGTGGTCGGGGAGCGCACTCACGTTACCGCCGCCGCCCAGACAATTACGTTGCCAGCGTCACCGACAAACGGAGATTTGTGTGGGGTTGTGGTGGGTGACTTCAGAGACACGGTTGT